ATGATGCCGCGCACCTCCTTCCGTCGTCCCCTGGACGCCTTCCAGCCATCGGATGCGATCTACTTGCGCGTGCCGCACTCCGGCGCTGCCATCGGCTGTACGGTGGATCAGGCTGTCGAGCGGCTTGCGACAAATGTAGCGCTGTCGCCGCGCCATGCCGGCCCGTCTAGTAACACGGGCCTAAACACCTCGATACCCTTCCATCTCTCCATTGATTACTGCACGTTGGTTTTCTCTGCCGAGAAAGGGGATATCTGCGGACAGTCAACGCGCACCATCGTTGATTGGCTTTTCGGCCATGACTCGGGCTTGTACCCGACGGAGCTTCGCTCCAAGTTCTGGCAGTTCTACAAGCTCTCCGCGTACATCAACGATGCCGAAGGCAACTGCGTGGGCCGTATTGGTCGCGGTGGCAACGGTGACACGTGGTGTGTCTCTCTGACGGGTGCCGGGTGCCAGCGGGTTCTGAATTGGCACTGGGTCAAGGTGCAGGCCGGCTACCTCGACGCCCACATTTCGCGCCTCGATATCGCCCTGGACGATTTCGGCGCGGTGTTGCTCGGTGACATTCGCCAGATCAATGAGCTTGCCCGCACGGGTGGCTTCGCCCCGGTGGGCTGCGGCAAGCCTCCCGTGACGTCGTTCCACGACGATCACGGCAGCGGCAAGGGGAGCACGGTGTATGTGGGTCTCAAGGGCCGCAAGCAGCTGTGCATCTACGAGAAAGGCAAGCAGCTTGGCGACCCGGAATCGCCGTGGGTTCGCGTGGAGCTTCGCCTGTGGGCCGCTGACTCCGTGGTGCCTCTGGATGCGCTGACGCGTCCGCATGAGGTCATGCGTGGCGCTTATGCCTTGCTCGCGGATCGCGTGCCGATGTGCGACGAGGCGTCTAGGCCCGAGAAAAAGGCTCGCGAGGTTTCCGCGCACGCGGTCGCGGCTTGCCGTTTTCTTCGCGAGCAATGCGGGCCTCTCCTGAACCTCATGTGGCAGTGCCTGGGCGATCAGGCCGTCGAGTTCTTCCGCGAGGAAATTTTCCGCAACACGTTGCCGTCGCGCTTCAAGGGTTCGGGTCTGGACCATGAATCGCTGCTCGGTGTGTTGCGTTACCAGTTGGGTTTCGAAGTTCCGCCACCGTTCTAGCCGGGTGGTAGGAATCGTTTAGACGGCTAGGCGTCCATTTGGAGATACCGAAATGTCCATTACCATCACCATCGAAAACGCCCAAGTGGAAGTCCGCTCGTGTACCAGTGGTAAAACCGGCAAGCCGTATTCGATCAAGGAACAGCGCTGTATCGTGCATGGCGCCGCTCGCTTTCCGCTCGAAACGCGTATCACGCTGTCGGACGATCATCCGGGCTATGCGGTCGGTACGTATGAGGTGACCACGCCGTTCACTGTCGGTCGCTTTGGCTTGCAGGTCGCGCGTGATCTGGGCCTCGTTCTGATCAAGAACGCAAAGGCCGCGTGATGTTCTGTCTCGGCCGCTACTGCGTCGTGTCCAATCCTCTCGTCCTGCTGGTGTTCGTGGCAGGCGTGTTGTTGGGCGCAGTAGCGGTCGCGATAGGGATGTGGAGGGCGCAGTCCCGCTTGCGGGATGAGCGAATAGCGAACCCGGAGCAGCCCGGGCCGAAGGCATCGCCCCATGCAAACTAGCCCCGCATCGTCATCGACCACGGCGGCCCCTGCATCGACAGCCGTCCAATTTCTCGCATGCGCCCCTGCGGATATCGACGCAACAACCGGCGCATGTGCGCACCCTGTTTGGGTCGCTCAGCCGACCCTGATTCCGCCGCTGGATGCTGCCAGCGGCACGGCCATTGCGGTCGCGATTCTCGCCTGCTGGGCGGTCGCGGTGGCCTTCCGCTCAACCCGGCAGGCGGGAGATTGACCATGAAGCTGCGTACCAAGCTGGCCGGCGCTGCCGGTCTCGTCGCCACTGCCGGCGCCGCGTCGGCCCAGACCACGGGCATCGACGTGTCGAGCATCACGACCGTCATCACCCAGGCCGGCGTCGCGGTGGCGACCATCGGTCTGGCGGTGCTGGCCGTGCACTACGGCGCGAAGGTCTACAAGTGGATTCGTGCCGCAGGCTGACCGGGGAAGGGCGGCTTAGCCGCCCCTTCCTTTGAGCCGTTTAGCCGTTTAGACGTCTGAAAGGAAAGGGCATGACAATTATCGATTTCGCTGGTTATTTCGTATTGATCGCACTCTTGGGGGCCGCATGGCTACTTTTTTCTGGCGGGGATCGATAGGTTTATCGTTTCTCGCGTTCTTGTTGTTTTCCGTGTCCTTTTTTGTCCCTACCGATGCGCGCGCATCGGTGTCGCAGTCGCAGGCGTTTTCCAATTGTCAGACGGGTTGGTCGTACGATGTAGCTAACAGTTCTCTCGCGGCTTCCAAGAATGCAACGTGTCAGTTTGTTGCCAGCTATGGTACGTACGGCGCTTTTGAGGCGGTCGGTTCTGGCGTCTCTATTCCCTGTAACGGTTTTTCTTCATATGGTCCTACTCCCTCTGGTTGGTCTGGCGATTGTGCGTTGAACGCGCCTTATGCTGAATCCAATTCTGCGTGTTCGCATTCTGACGACGGTGATGATTCGCCTACTTCAACGTGGCTTGTTGGAAAGATTTTGACAGGCTACAGTTCCTGTGAGTCGCAGCAGGACCCGGCGAACGGTGTGTGGGTGCAATGCGGTCATTCAATGCAACCGTCCAGCCCGCCGTACTACAACCCGACGCTGGGCGCGTGGCAGACAAAGGTCACGGCATCCGCAACGCACGCGCTTTGTGGCACGCAATCGTCGAGCAGCCCGATTTCGCAGACGTGGCAGTCTAGTGGTGGCACTACGCTGTCGTCCTCGAATGCGCCTCCGGGGCCGCCGACGCCGTACAACACTTCGAATCCGCCGCGGGTGTGCGGCGGTGGCAGCTGCTACGATCCGAACAGCGATCAGTATTGCGCCACCGCGAACGGGCAACAGGTGTGCGTGCTCGGGCCTACGGCTCGCAGTGGTGCGGGTGGTTGTTCGGCAAGTGCTGGGGGCACGCTTTGTGCGGGTTCTCCGTCCTCGCCTTCGCCTCCCTCGGGTTCGGTTCCCGATCCTGCGACGGATATCCGGTCCGTCGATAAGACTCAGCAGGCTGATTCTGCAACGGGTAGTCCGATCCAGGTCACGACTACCGTTTATGCGGTAGGCGACACCCAAACGGCTAGCGGTCAACAGTCCAGCGATAGCGGCCCTTCGAACGGCGGTCAGTCCACGAGAGGCAATGATCCTGCTCACGCGTCCAGCGCTGGCGGCAATGGTACGTATCAGGGTGGGACCGATTGCAACACGCCTCCGGTGTGTACCGGCGACGCGGTGCTGTGCGGTGCCTCCCGTGCGCAGTGGTCCACGACGTGCCAGGTACACAAAGACTTGGCGGGTACTTCGCCTGCGCCTTCAGCGTCCACACTGGGCTCTTCTGGTGCGTACGATCAGGGGTCGCTGTGGGTGACTCCTGCGGCGGGAAATACAGTCGGCGATCAGGCTAATGCGGGCAATTATGACCAAACCGGCTTTGGTTACAGTGTGCAATGCCCGATGAAAGATCTAACGGTGCCGCTTGGTTCGTATTCGTTCGCTGTCCCGTTTTCCGAAGGCTGCGTTATTGGTCCGTGGCTACGGGCTATCGTTATTGCATTCGCGCTTTATGCCGGCGCGAAAATCACGGCGGGAGGCGTAGGCTAATGCCAGTTGTTGTTGCGTGGATTGGTGAAATGCTTTTGACGGTGGTGGGTCAGCTGGTTATTTCTGCGATTGTTTCCGTTGGAATTGGGTTTGCGATGCACTCGGCGGGTAATGCCGCCGTGAATTACGGACCCATTCAAAGCATGCTGGCGAATGCAGGCCCGATTACCGGATACATTGGGTTTTTCGGTCTCGATACGGCAATGACGATTGTCCTGAGTGCCTGGGCGGGTCGCGAGATAACCGAAGCTGCAAAAGCCTACATCACCGAAAATTTCCATCCTAAGTTGAAGGGGCAGAGCTAATGCCGATCAAGCTTTTTACTGGGCTTCCGGGTGCTGGCAAAACGGCTTGCATGGTTGCCGCGTTGTTGGATTATGGTAAACATTCTCCGGACCGTCCCCTGTATCAGTTTGGGATTAATGGTCTTGCGGATGGTGTCGCCGAAACGCTTACGGAAGAGCAGCTCAAGGCGTGGTGGGAGTTGCCGCCCGGTGCCGTGATTGCTATCGACGAGGCTCAGGAGGATGGGTCCAATCCGCAGCGTCCCGTTTGCTTAATGCCGCTTGATATGGGCAAGCCTGCTCCTTGGGTGAAGCGGATCAGTACCGTCCGGCATGAGGGTATGGATTTTCTTCTGACGACGCAGCATCCGGGGATGATTAGCAGTCATGTTCGCCGCCTGGTCGATCACCACGTGCACGCGGTTCGCAAGTTCAACACGGCAGTTGTTCAGCGATTCACGTGGGGCCGCTGCATGGAGAACTGCGAGAAAGCGAGCGCTCAGAAAGCGGCGGTGCAAAGCGTCGGTACGTTGCCGGCGAAGGTGTTCGATCTCTACAAGTCCTCGAACGTGCACAACATGAAAGCGCGTGTGCCGGCGAAGGTCTATTTTCTGGCGGTGCTCGGCCTGGTATTCGTTGGTGCGCTGATTGCGCTGCCGATGGTGCTTTCGCACATGAGGCACTCCGCGCAGTCGATTGCGAAGGTGCCCGAAAAGCGTGATGCCGTCGCCGCGCGCGATGCCGGCCTACGCCAGACGGACTACGCCAAGTGGATGGCGCCTCGCATCCCCGGTTTGCCCTGGACGGCTCCGGCTTACGATCACTTGCAAGTGAAGGCTAATCCCCGGGTGTTCTGCATCGCCGTCGAGGATGGCTCTACGCACTGCGTGACTGAGCAGGGGACCGATCTGGATGTGCCACCTGCCGTAGCGCGTCAGATTGCCGCGCACGGCGTCTATGATCCCTTCCTTGACCCCCAGCGCGATCGGGCGGACGCCGGTCAGGAACGGCGGGGCAGGGAGCAGCAGCCGCAGTCGATGGCGCCGCAGGCGCCGGCTGCGGCTGCTCCTGCCCCGCCGCCCTCGTCGGGTGCCGTGGGGGCGCTGGGGTCGCTTGCTGCGGGTGGCCTTCATGCCGCCTATTTCCCGCCAGAATCGACGCCTCGCAATCCGGAAGAGATTTTGCAGTAATTTCCAAGCATGAATAGTCGGCTAAGTCAATAACGCATTAATCGTTCCATTCAGTTACGATTCATTATTGAGACAGTCGGTGTTCATGCAAAGATGGCACGAAACTTGCCGTATTCTTTGCGCCGCAGGCGCGAGCCGGTGGAACCGGCGTCCCTAGACCGGCGCGCGATGGGGACACAAAGCGGACATTCTGTCCGGTCGCATTCGGGCTCGTTCGTTCCCTTCGGTGATAATCTCTTCCCGCCGAACCGCTTTTCAGGGGGCGTAGCGTGCAGTTTGACGATCAGCCGTTGTATGTCGAGCCTCGCGCTCGCTCTTCGTCGTCTCGTCGGCGTGGTGTGGCGAAGCCAATGAGCCTAGAGCTTCGCGTGTTCCTCGGTGTCTTTGGCGCGCTGGTAGCCTTTGCCGCGCTCGTCCTGGTGCTGCTGTTCGCGGCCTCGCAAGCGCGTCTAGCGCATCAACGTGCGGTGATGCAGAGCATCACCGACTACGCGCAGCAGCAGTTGCAGGCTGGCCAGCGGCACGCCGCTGTAGAGGCTAGGCGGCGCGAGGAAGGTCGTACCCAGGCGGTCGAGGCGCAAAACTTGCTGCTTGAGCATCGCCGGCTTGCTGCGAACGAACGGTGCATGGGCGGCATGGTGATCCGGCAGGTGGGCAGCACGTTTACCCAGCTGGGTGCGCCGGGTGATCCTGTGCGGTGCCAGGGCGCTCTAGCGGATCGTCCGATCCACTAGCTTTTGATCAGGTACAGGGTTGGCCGCGCATTGGGTGGTCGCGTGCCGTAGGCCGCTGCCTCGCGCGTTTCCACGTCGCGCAGCCACCGCCCGAACTGCGCCGCGATCTCTGGCCGTACTGTCATCTCCGCGCCGCGTGGAGCTTTCAGCAGCGCGCCTCGGATGCGCCAGCCCGTCCATGGGCCGGTAAGGTCGATGTGTGACGTGGCGAGTCCGTATCGCAGACCGGCCAGCTCGTGCAAGGTGACCACGCCGGCAGGCGTGATGAATTCTTGCCGCTGGTCGTCATAGCGCCAGGGCAGGCGGCTGCGAGTGCGCCCCATGGGTTCCGTCCGTGTCGATCGAGAACAGCCAAGCAAGGGCGATGCCAAGCCACCGGAGCAGTTTCTGTAATTTGACATAATATACATTATGCGCAATTAAGAACTTGATCCTCGTGCGATGGATCACGGATCGCAAGCGACCGCATGTCGGGTCTCAGATGGAAAGCCAATAAGAAAAGCCCCGCAGGAAA